GGGGTTATGTGATGCAAGTGGTTGATTTATCAGCTTCTTTTTCTCAAACCGTGCTGGCTGGAATGGTCGGAGTGACCCAGCCAGCCATCAGCGCGATGGTGACGGAAGGCAAGATTCCGGCCGATGGCACGTTGGGCGAGGTGCTGCAGGCCTACTGCCAACGCCTGCGTGACCAGGCCGCCGGGCGCATGGGCGAGACCATGGGGCTCGACCTGGTGCAAGAGCGCGCCGCCCTGGCCCGCGAGCAGCGCGAGGGCCAGGCCATCAAGAACGCGGTGGCCCGCAAGGAATACGCCCCGGTGGGCCTGCTGGCCGATGTTCTGGGCATGGCTGCCAGCGCCGTGGTTGACCGCTTCGACCAGCTGGAGGGCGCGCTGCGCAAGGCCTGCCCCGACCTTCCCGACGACGCCAAGACCACCGTGCAATCGGTGATTGCCGCCGCCCGCAACGAATGGATACGCAGCACCGAGCGCCTGGTAACCGATGGCCTGGACGCCATGCTGGCCGCGCAGGACGAAGACGACACGCCCGAGCTGTTCGACGAAGACGCCACCGCATGACCACCCTGCCCACCATCCACCCCGAGACAGCCGAGGCCATCAAGGCCGCCGTGCGCCTTGGGCTGGAGAGCCTGCGGGCCGAGCCTCCGCAGCGGCTGGGAGATTGGGCACGCGACCACTTCAAGCTGGCGGGCGAGAGCAGCCACACCAAGGGCGCCTGGGTGGCATGGGCTTTCCAGGTGGGCATTCTGGACTTCATGAGCGACGACCAGATTGAGGAACTGGACGTGATGAAGGCCAAGCGCGTGGGCTACACCAAGATGGTGACCGCCTACCTGGCCTACAACGTGGCGCACCGCCGCCGCAAGCAGGCCCTGTGGCAGCCCACCGACGACGACCGCGACAGCTACGTCAAGAGCGAGATTGACCCGGTGCTCGACCCCCTGACGGGCGTGCCTGCCGTCAACAAGGCCCGCCGGCGCGGCAAGGGCGCCAGCGAAGAAACCATCAAGTACAAGCCCTTCCGTGATTCGGCCCTGCACCTGCTGGGCGGCAAGGCGTCGCGCGCGTACCGGCGCATCACCGTGGCCGTGGCCATCCTCGACGAAATCAGCAAGTTTGACCGCAGCATCGAAAAGAGCGGCCCGCCGCGCGGCCTGGCCCGGGGGCGGCTGGAAGGGGCGCCATACCCCAAGCTGGTTTGCGGATCCACACCGCTGCTCAAAGGCCTGTGCCACATCGAGGACGCGGTAGAAGAGGCCGAGGGCCTGGTGCGCTTTCACATCGAATGCAAGCACTGCGGTGCAGAGCACCCGCTGCAGTGGGGCGGCAAAGACAAGGCGCACGGCTTCAAGTGGGAGCGCGGCAACCCGGCCAGCGTGCGCCATGTGTGCCCGCACTGCCGGGCCAGCATCACCCAAGCCGACTACATGCCCGGCGGCACGCCCGTGGGCGGCGCCTGGGTGTGCGATCGCACCGGCAAACGCTACGGCCCCGACCGCGTGTGGCGCGACAACAAGGGCATGCCCTGCCGCCCGCCGCGCAGCCTGGCCGTGCATGTGTGGACGGCCTACAGCCCGCAGCGCGCCTGGACGGACATCGTTACCGAGTTCGAGAGCGCCCTGAAGGCGCTGGAGAAGGGCGACGTTGGGCCCATGCAGCTATTCGTGAACGAAACCCTGGGCGAAACCTGGGAGCTGGCAGGCGAGCGCACCGACGAACACGCCCTGCAGGCCCGGGCCGAACCTTACAAGCTGTGCACCGTGCCGCGCGGCGCGCTGATCCTCACTGCCGGTGTGGACGTGCAGCGCAACCGCTGGGAAATCACCGTATACGGCTGGGGCAGGGGGCTGGAGAGCTGGGTGGTGGATGTGGCCGTGCTGGAAGGCAACCCCGCCGTGGACGAGGAATGGGGCGCCGTGCTGGAGTACCTGCAGCGCCGCTACCCGCAGGATGCCGGGGGCCTGACCATGGGCATCAGCGCCACCAGCATCGACAGCTCCGACCAAACCCAGGCCGTGTACAGCTGGGTCAGCAAGGCGCAGCACATGCTGAAGAACCTGCGCGCCATCAAGGGCGACGGAAACGACAACGTGCCACTGCTGGGCCCCAGCAGCCTGCAGGAAATCAACTGGCGCGGGCGCAAGGTGGCGCGCGGCATCAAGCTGTGGCGCGTGGGCGTCGATTCGGCCAAAGACTTGCTACTGGGCCAGCTCAGCATCCAGCAGCCAGGCCCCGGCTACGTGCACTTTTCCGACGAACTGCCGCGCGAGTTCTACGAACAGCTCACCGCCGAACAGCGCGTGCTGGCCCGCGTCAACGGGCGCGAGGCCTACCGCTGGATCAAACGCCGCCCGCGCAACGAGCAGCTGGACAACCGCAACTACGCCATGCACGCCGCCATGGGGCTGGGCCTGCACAAGTACACCGATGCGCAGTGGGAGAGGCTGGAAGCCCTGGTGCAGCCGCCTGCCGACCTGTTCAGCCCGCCGCAGCAAATACAAGTCAAAACAGGCTCAAGCGCTTATGCAGAAAGCGAAGACAGCTATCAAAATAGTAGCGATGAAGTGGCGCCCGTAGGCTCGCCTGCAAAGCCGCTGCCGTCAGCCATGGCCCGCCCGTCCGCCACCCGCAAACCCCTCGCCCGCAACTGGTAACCCTATGCCCAACGCACAGCCCAAAGAACTTCAAGCCCTCTTGGCGGCAGAGCCTGATCTGGTGGATCGCATCTTCGAATACCTGCTGGCAGAGTTTCCGCAGCTCGCGGGCGACGCGGCCCGGGTGCAAAAGGCCCAGACTGCTGTGCGCGCTGAGTTTGCGGGCGAAGAGGTTTACATCCAGAAGCGAAGCAGCAAGGACATTGCCGCCGAGGTGCTGCGCCTGTTCAACGGCCGCAACGCCACCGAAGTGGCGCGGCGCCTGCAGATTCACCGCGCCACCGTGTACCGCTACCTGAAGCAGTCCGGGAAGTAGTCGCAGTTTTTCCGGGATTTGCGACAGGCAAGCCGGTAGCGTGCGGGTATGAGCACGCCCGACCAACAGCAGCGCCTTGCGCAACTCAACGCCGCCATCCACTCGGGTGAGCGGACCATTACCGACGCCAAGGGCGCCTCCGTCACCTATCGCAGCCTCGACGAGATGATCGCTGCGCGCCGTGATCTGGAGTCGCAGATGGCCCCGGCAGCCACCCGGCGCCGTGCCATGGTGGCCCGCGCTACGTTCACCACCCTGCGCGGAGGCTGATCGCCATGACCAAACCCAAAAAACCCGCGCCCACCTGGCTCGACCGCACCATCGGCTGGATCAACCCGCGCGCCGGGCTGCGCCGCGCCAGTGCCCGCGAAATGCTGGGCCGTGCCTACGAAGGCGCCAGCCGCACCGATGGCTGGCGCCCACGGCGCCCAGGCGCCAGCGCCCAGGCTGACCACCTGGCAGACGCCCGCGAGCTGCGGCACCGTGCGCGCTCGCTGGTCAGCAACGTGCCGTGCATTGCGCAGGCGGTCAACGTCATGGTGTCGTGCACTGTGGGCACGGGCATCGTGCCGCGCTGGGTGAATGATGCCGATGGCCGTGTGGCAAAGCGCTGGAAGGAATGGGTGCCGCTTGCAGACTACGACGGCTTGCTCGACTTCTACGGACTGGAGGCCAAGGCCTGGGGCACCATGAAGGTGGATGGCGAGGTGCTGGCACGCATGCGCGAGCGGCGCGTGGGCCCCACGGTGGTGCCGTTGCAGATCCAGCTCATGGAGATTGACTGGCTCGATGACCAGCGCAACGAAGTGCGCGGCACCAGCGAGGTGATTGCGGGCATCGAATACAACGCCCGGGGCGAGCGCACGGCCTACTGGCTGTTTGATCGGCACCCAGGCGACGTGGGCCTGCGCGCCACCCTGCGCGAAAGCCAGCGCGTGCCGGCCGATGAAATCATCCACCTGTTCAACCCTGCGCGCCCTGGGCAGCAGGCGGGCATTTCTGCTCTGGCGCCTGTCATTCCCACCGTGCGCGATCTGCAGGTGTACGAAGACGCAGAACAGGCCCGCAAGAACCTCGAAGCCCGCATGGGTGCCTTGGGCGAATGGGATGAATCCTTGCTCGAAGGTGTGAAGCTGCCCGACAACCTGGCCAATCAGGCGCCGGGCTCTGCGCCTGCCATGCTTGACCTGGGCGAGCTGGCGGGTGGTGGCATCGTGGGCTTGCCGCCTGGCATGCGCAACCCCACATTCATCCAGCCGACGGCAGCGCCGGGGTATGTGGACTACGTCAAGCACAAGCAGAAGATCATCGCCGCAGGCGTTGGGGTGCCGTATGAGTTCATGACCGGCGACATGAGCGAGGTCAACTTCAGCAGCTCGCGCGTGCGCACCAACCAGTACAAACGCGACGTGGAGCGCGACCAGTGGACTCTGCTGGTGCCCATGTTCTGCGGGCGTGTCACCACCCGCTGGCTGTCGCTGATGGATCTGACCGGTGTGCCTGCCCCTAAGGATGTGTACCCGGACTGGACCACGCCCAAGTGGGCCAGCGTGAACCCCTTGCAGGACGTGGCCGCAGACCTGGCGGAAATCAAAGGTGGGCTGTCATCCATCAGCGAGAAGATTCGCCAGCGCGGGTACGACCCCGAGCTGGTGTACTCCGAGCTTAAAAGCGACCTCGACCGGCTCAGCAAAGACGGCACGCTCCCGCTGCTGGCGGCGCTGCTGGGTGCGCAGAACCCGCTCGAATTGGTGGCCAGCCTGGATGGGGCGCAAGAGGGCGCCCGCAAATAGTCGCAGTTTTTCCGGGATTTGCGACAGCCAAACCGGAACACTGCGGCCATGCCTCAAGCTGCAGCACCCAACACCCCAACACCCCAGCGCGACGTGCGCGACCTGCCGGTGCAGGTGCGCGCTGCCACCCTGGAGCCCGCTACCTTCAACGAAGCCGACAACACGGTAGAGGTTGTCTGGACTCAAGGCGCCACCGTGCGCCGCTACGACTGGTGGAACGAGCGCCCCTACGACGAGGCGCTTGACGTAACCCCCGAAGCCGTGGACATGACGCGGTTTGAAGCGGGTACGGTTCAAGTGCTCGATGGCCACCGCACCTACGGCGGCGTCAATGCCATCCTGGGCATTGCCGAGCGCGGATGGCTCGACGGCGGCGAAGGCCGCGCCACCATTCGCCTGAGCCAGCGCCCCGAACTGGCCGGCATCGTGGCAGACATTCGCTCTGGCGTCATTCGCGCCATCAGCTTTGGCTACAGCGTGCAGCAGTACGCCATCACGCCCGGTGCGCAGCGCACCGATGGCGGCACGGTGGACCTGTACCGCGCCGTGCGCTGGACGCCGCAAGAGATTTCATTCGTGACCGTTCCCGCCGATGCAGGCGCAGGCACACGGTCCGCACCCCAAGCCTCGCAACAGCAGGGCGCCCAGCCGGGCGGCCAGCCGTGCGAATTCGTCCGGGCAGCCGCCCATCCATCCGCAACTCAGGAGCAACGCATGCCCCAAGCAAACACGCAGGGCGACGGCGGCACCGCCGACGCCCAACAAACCGCCGCCACCGCAGGCGACAACACCGCCAACCGCGCAGCACCCGGTGCTGGCCCGCAAGGCACGCAGGCGCCCGCAGCGCCTGCCGCAGACGGCACCCGTGCTGCCGACGTTCTGGCCCTGTGCCAGCGCCACGGAGCCGCCGATCTGGCGCACGGCCTGCTGAGCCAGAACGCCACCATCGACCAGGCCCGCGCCGCCATCCTTGACCGCATGGACGCCGCTGACCAGAGCCGCCGGGGTGGCAGCACCGTCAGCGTGCAGACCGTGCGTGATGAGCACGAAACCCGCATGCGTGGCATGGAAGAGGCCCTCATGAACAAGCTGGACTCTCGTGCCCAGCTCACCGACCTCGGCCGCAACTACCGTGGCCTGTCGCTGACCGAGATGGCCCGCGAAGCGCTGGAGGGACTGGGCGTCTCCACGCGCGGCCTGTCGCGCAACGAAATCGCTACCCGGGCCTTCGCAACGCGGGCTGGTGGCTTCCATACCACGGGCGACTTCACGTCGCTGCTGGGTGGCGTTGGCGCCCGCCGCCTGCGCGCTGCGTATGAGGCAGCGCCTACCACCTTCCAGCTGTGGGCCCGCCGCGCTGCCAACCTGCCCGATTTCCGCATCACCAACGTGCTGGCAGTGGGCGGCGCACCGGAGCTGAAGAAGCTGAACGAGGCAGGCGAGTACACCTACGGAACCATCAGCGAAGACGCCACCAGCTACCGCGCCTTCAGCTATGGCCGCGCTATCGCCATGACGCGCCAGATGTTCGTCAACGACGACCTGGGCGCATTCGACCGCCTGCTGCAGCGCTTTGGTGAATCGGCCCGCCGCCTGGAAAACCGCCTGGTGTACGACCAGATCGCCAAGAACCCCGCCATGCAGGACGGCAAAGCCCTGTTCCACGCGGACCACGGCAACTTGCTGGCAGCCACCAGCACGCTCACGCTCGACAACATGGGCAAGGTTCGTGCCCTGATGCGCAAGCAAAAAGACCTGGACGGCAAGACGCAACTGAACCTGGCGCCAGCCTACCTGATCGTCCCGTCTGATCTTGAGCAGGCCGCGTACCAGTTCACCAGCTCCAACTACGCGCCCGCCACCATGGCTGACGTCAATGAATTCCGCGCTGGTGGCCGCACGGCGGTGGAGCCCATCGTGGAGCCGCTGCTGGATGAAGTCAGCACCGCCGCCTGGTACATGGCAGCCCGCTCGGGTCAGATCGACACGGTGGAATACGCCTACGTCGACGGCTCCGAAGGTGTGCGCACCGAGACCTTCGCCAGCGAAGACATCGACGGCGTCAAGGTGCGCGCCACGCTGGATTTCGCCGCCAAGGTCATTGACTGGCGCGGTCTGGCCAAAGCCAACGGCGCAACCTAAGCCCCTGGCGGCTGGCCTGCACTCCCGCAGGCCAGCCATCGGCAACCCCCATATTCGGAGTCAACACCATGAAAAATTTTGTGCAACCGGGCAACGTGATCGAAGTGCCCTCGGCCGCTGCAGCGGTCGATTCTGGCCAGGTGGTCGTCATCGGCGCCCACATCGCCATTGCCAACCACGCCGCAGCCCTTGGCGAGCCCTACAACGCCACGCTCGACGGCGTGTTTGCGGTGCCCAAGGCTGCAGGCTCTGCCTGGACGCTGGGCCTGCCCCTCATGTGGGACGCCTCTGTCAGCGCATTCACGGTGGTGGGCACGCCCGCCACGGGCGACGTCACCGCTGGTGGCGCCACGGCGTTCGTGGCTGCGGCAAGTGCCGACACCACGGGTTACGTGCGCCTCGCTGGCATCCCCGGCACCGTCGCCTAAGCGCCATGCTGCTTGCCCCAGACCGCCACGCACGCATCAATGGTGCGGTCGAGCGCGCCCATGCCAACGCCACCGCTGTGCACAACGGCGGCGCCCCGTTCGGCGTGCTGTTCGACCGCGCCCCTGCCGACCCGTTCGGCAATGGCGCAGTGGATGCGGTGGCGTGCACGGCAGCGTTTTGCCTTGCCAATGCGCCGGGGCTGGTAGAGGGTGGCGAACTGGTCATTGACGGCACGGCCTACGTCGTCGCATCGGGCG